CTGCGGTGGGAGTATAATTGTTTATATCTTCTTGATCCGAGAATCGAAGTAATAAATCATCTTGGGTACCACTCGTATTTTCGGTACCAAATAAAATTAAATGTCTGTCTGGTGAGGAAACTAAACTGAGTCGTGAAGTTGTTGGGGCATTCGCTACCGCAGTTGCTCTTGTCGCTACGCCAACAGAAGTATCCCAAATATAAGTACCACCATTTAAAACTGTTGCAATCAAGTCCTCTCCATAATTGTCCAGTGACCACTGACGAGCAGATAAAGTAACATTCGAAGAAGAGGAAGGTTCTCCCCAACCTCCTAAACCATAACCATCGGTTCCCCAACCATAAGCAGGAGTTGAGAAAGCTGGGCCAGGGTTAATTTGATATTCTGCATTACCTGAACCACCACCGCCTGCGGTTGAACCTGTTGCAGTCGATGTATGAGTCACTGTATAAGCCGAAGTATTAACAACGGAAGTTACTTCAAACTCTTGATTCATATCAAGTCCGTCAATCGTAGAGAAAGAATCAAAAGTAACAAAACTACCTTGTTCACAGCCATGACCTGCATCGGTGACTAAAACAGTAGCTGTACCATTCGTGGTAAAAGGATCGGTTAAAGCTTCCGTATCTCGAATAGGAGTGATGTCAGAAATAACTCCTTCTTCGTATACGTATAATTTTCGATCAGTGCCAAAGGCATCGTACCTCGTGCCATCTAAAGAAATCCAAGCATGTTGATCTCGTACCACACCGACAATCGTGGTTTCAACAAACTTGTCCCAACCTTTGATTTTTTGGGGAAGGCCATTAAAAAAGCGTACATTATCCGAGTCTACCCATTGTCCTTGACCCGTATAATCGGTAACTTCTTTATTAATGCCTGGTTTTATCGTAAAATTAGTTAATGGCATGAAGCCAATATACTATAAAATACGAAAATTAAAAGCTATTGAAATTCTTTCGTGATCTATGCCATTACAAGCACTAACAGAATGGGGCTGTATTCCTTTAAAAAAAATCATTTGTTTTTCTTTTGGATAATAATGGCAAATACTATTATTTATAGAAGGAACAAGATTGTGAAAATTTAAAGTTGCTTTTTTACAACAAACTTTGTGATAATACACTGCTGACCAACCACTCAAGTTATGATCATGTACTTCATTAAAGTGTTCTCCCTTATTTATATTTACCCAAAAGTTTTCTAATTGTACTTTTTGATCAATTGAAGCTAAACTATTGATACTAAATGCTATAAGTTCATAAAAACCAAAGGTAATATCATTGCTTTGATATCCACCTCGGTTACTTATTACTCTTCCTTTATCAAAAGTAATAAGATGTTTTATATGTGCATCTATTTGATTTATATCTCCAGTATAATCATTAATAAAAAAGGAATCTTTATGAATAACCTGCTCGATCATTTTTTCTGAAATAAAGAACCAACATGACCTTTAAAAGCTCTATTTCCAAAGTGAGTCAAAGGCATGGCTATATCTGCCCATATCTCTCCACCACACTCTAGCCATAATCTTGAAAAGTAGTAATCCTCAGACAAATATCTTTTCTTTCCTGGACTTGTTTCGTAGATACCCGCACAGAATAAGTCATAACAATTATCAGATTTAAAAGACTTACCATTGATAATTTGATCAGATTCATATTTACGCTCAGGAAACTTTTTCATCATCGTGCGAAAAACTTCTCTTTTAACGAGCATCATCCCTGTCGCTGCTTCTTGTACTTTACAAAAACCATTTTCCATTTTGACATTCATAGGATCATCAAAATTAAGATTATAGCCTAATGATTTAACTTCTAATTCTTCAGGAGTCGCATTAGGATTATCTTTTAATATTTTAGGTATTTTTTCAAAATGAACGTGTTTTCTTGGGTAAATCCCACAAACCACATCTTTATCAAAACAAAGCATGCGTTGTATATTTTCAGCTTGAAAGCCAATATCGGAATCAATAAACAACAAGTGTGTCGCTACATAATCGGTGGCATCCATCATCATCGAAACAACCGTGTTTCGAGCACGAGTAATTAAACTTTCATTACCCATGGATTGCATTCGCATTCCTACACCTTTGGCCATGGACCATTGTTGTAATTGTAGTAATCCATGCATGGTATTCTCTGTTAACATTCCACCATACATAGGCATTCCTAAGAATATCTTAAAATTCTTGTCTTTCAGTTCTTCTGGTTTAATCATTTTTTCTCCTTATTTTTTCAAAGTTATCTATAACTTCATTAACATCAAATCGCATCACACGAGGAGTGTTACTAATGATATTAGTATTTTTATTGTATGAAAACCTTTCAATGACGTTTTCATCGTTCCACAATACTACACCCTTAGTGTCACAAAACCTGTTAGCAGACATATGATTTAAAGAACTATCTATTCCAACAAAACCTTTTGCATATTTTAGCAAGTGAGCGTAATTCATATAGTCTAATTTTATATCTACTTTAGCTGTATTTTTAAATAAATCTATTGATGAGTAAACATTTAAAACATTAAGTTTTAAATCAAAGTTTAAAACATTTATTATTTCTTGAGCTTCTTTTTTAATTAAAGACCTAGATCCAATAAAATCGGTTTCTGGATACTTTTCATCACTTCCTACAAACTGTACCAAAACAAAATTTTCTAATTTAGATAGAATAGGCTTTATGTCTTCTTCTTCTTTTTCTGTGAAGTATATTTCGTTATATATACTTTGTTTCTCTTCTATATTTAATATTTTTCTATAATTATTTATTAAATGTATTTTATTTAAATAAAAATGTGAATCATACCCCTCAATAAATTGAATATTTTTAAATTTAGATAAAAATTCTATATTATCATTTAACGGAGTAACTATCATATCATAAGAATAATTTACATTAGGGTGATTTTTGAATAACCTTGACCAAGAAGACATAACATTTACTTTATCTAATTTGCTCAAACAACTAGAAAAACAAATATTTTTTCCAATTCCACCATCTAAAATTAATAAATCTTTATTTCCCACTTTGACCAAGTGAATTTCTTTTATCAAACTTAAAATCTTTGTAAGGACCCTCTTGATCTACATAATGCAAAAATACAGTAATGAAATGATCGTGTGTGCAAATTTCTCTCCAATGAATTTTATCCATTCCTTTAAAAATTACTGCATTGTTAGAAACCATAAAAAACTTATGATCAATTCTATATCTTTTATGTTCGCCTTTATCGTTGTAATATTTGTAATCTGAAGTCTCATCATCCTCTCCAATAAATATTTCATAAGGTTGATCAACAGGATCTGCCCCTAAACAAAGAGCCACAGTGTATTCACAAGACTCTCTATCAGTGTGAATTTTCAAATCAGAACCTTTATCGTAAATTCTAAAATAAGAATATGTTGGCCACAATTTTTTCCCAACATTTTGTTCAACAACAGGAGTGCTCATATCCATCAATGTTTCCATTAAATAATCACCATGCTCGCCTACTAAAGAACTTGTTTGCTCGTCAAACTTAAATTGCTTTTTATTAGAAAATTTAATTATAGAATATGAATAAGCCAAAGTTAAAATCTGTTTTGGTAAAAATTCTTTTATAAAAATAGGTTCCACTATATTACCCATCCAATCAAAGCATATCGTCTTCCCTTAGTTATTTTATTTACTTGATGAGGGAACATAAAATTTGAAGGAAAAATTACCGCATCTCCTACATTTTGAGGAACTGTGTAATGTCCTCCTGGAATATCAAAAACAAATTCTCCACCTTCATACTCATTGTTTAAACAAATAGAAATAGATAGATGTCTTTCTGAAACTGTACTACCAAAATCTTCATGAAAGCTGTAACCTGCTTTATACTCATTAGCATCATATCTAAGAATGTCTAATTGAGATATTTTAGCAATATATATTTTGTGTTTCTTTTTGTAGTGATCTACACACTGAAATATTTTTTCTTTAACAACGTTTGCACATATTGTTTGCCCAAAAGATTTAGTTTCTAATAAAGATCGAGTTAAACAATTCCTTACGTTCTTGTCCGTACCTTGAACAGTTGCAGCATCATCATAGTCATTATCAAAATATGAAATAATTTTATTACAAACAACTTGAGGAATTATTTTTTTGACTTCTAAAATATATTCTTTCATTTTTTAT